TTATACAAACAAATACTTTCGACTTATGAAACGAATATTTAAAAGGTTTAAGGCCAAAGTTCACGTAGATGATAATTACGGTTTTGGCTTACTAATTTCAACCAGCGGAATGGGATTAATGATTTTGAATGTTGTATTTGAATTAGATTGGAACTAAACAAAACAAATTGGATAACAGCAGTGGCCGCTCATCATAAAGAATGGGTGGCCATTGTACGTTTATTCGGTACTGATAACCCAGAAGATATTGTACAGGAGTGCTATATTAAGTTGATGAAGATTGGAGATCCTGAAAAATACTTTGAAAACGGAGAAATAAACCGAGCTTTGATGTGGGTAACGCTTCGCAATATGTTCTTTACAATCAACAAAAAAGAATCAATGCAGTTAATACCATATGAAACCGTGCAAAACGTTGTTAAAACGCAGCAAAACACGGAAAGATTAGAAGCATTAGAACGCATTGAACTAAAAATAAAAGCAGAAATGCAAAACTGGGATGAGTACGACAGACAATTATTTATCCTTTACAGAAATTCTGGATTCAGTATGCGTAAAATAGAAACTGAAGTCGGAATAGGTTTACGATCAATATGGCAAACAATCAACAACTGTAAAAAGAAACTAAGCGAAGCCATCGGAGAAGATTGGCAAGATTATATGAATCAAGATTATGAATTAATTTAAATGATATGGCAAGACCAAAGAAAGCAAAAGGATTAGGCGATACGGTTGAAAATGTATTAGAAGCAACCGGTATTGCAGCAGTAGTTAAATTTATCGCAGGAGATGATTGCGGATGCAACGAACGTAAGGAGAAACTAAACCAAAGATTTCCGTACTTTAATTGTTTAACTGAGCAGGAGTACAATTACCTTACCGAGTTAGATATCAATAATAAGTACAGTTTAACACCGACTGAACAAAAGCAGATCTTGGATATTTACCAAAGAGTATTTAACAAAAGAAAATCACCGACTACTTGCTCAAGTTGCTGGGTACAGATTATGAATGACCTTAAGGCAGTTTATGCCACTTACGAAGGATGAAACTAATCAAACACGGAAGAAACGTACACGAATTAAATTTTGATTCTAAAGACGTTAAAATAGCTTTCCTTAGTGATGTACACTGGGACAACCCTAAATGCGATCACGAGCTATTAAAACAGCATCTTGACTATTGTTTAAAGCACGATATCAAAGTATTTTTAAACGGAGATACGTTTTGTTTAATGCAGGGACGCGGAGATAATCGCCGCAACAAGTCAGATATCCGACCAGAACATAACAACGCACGTTATTTAGATTCGATTGTTGAAACTGCGGTTGAATGGTTTTTACCGTATGCTCACATTCTGACAGTAATTGGTTACGGAAACCACGAAACAGGAATTATTAAGTACCAAGAAACGGATATCTTAACTCGTTTCGTTGATCTACTTAATTACAGATCTGGAGCAAATGTACAGACAGGTGGTTACGGAGGTTGGTTGATCATTAAAAATCACGATGGCAGCACTCGTTTAAGCACTAAAGTAAAATATTACCACGGATCTGGAGGCGGTGGAGTAGTTACAAAAGGAGCTTTAAACTTAACAAGAGCTTTAGAAATGTACGAGGATTTTGATGTGTTTACTATGGGCCACATTCACGAGAACTCAGCACGTAATGATGTCAGAGAAAGTATTGTACACAACCCTAAAAACGGATACAAAAGCGAACAAAGACCTTTACATATGATGCTAACCGGTACTTATAAAGAAGAGTACGGAGATGGAGATCACGGATGGCACGTTGAAAGGGGAGCACCACCAAAGCCACTCGGCGGGCGTATCTTAACTATTAAGATGATCCGCAAACAAAAAGACGGAGTGCAAAGTTATTACAACAAAGTAGATTCCCACTTATTTAATATCTAATGCCAATACCAAAGTTATTACCAAGAGAACAGGCCGGAGAATTTGTACAACGATGCATAATGGATCCGGTAATGGTTAAAGAATTTCCAGATATTAACCAAAGAATAGCAGTTTGTAGAAACCAATTAACAGAAAATGCAAGTCAACAAAGTAAAAATAAGCGAGGTAAAAAATAACCCGAAAAACCCACGACTAATAAAAGACGATAAATTTCGTAAGTTAGTCAAATCAATACAGGAGTTTCCTCAGATGTTAGAGCTACGACCTATCGTTGTGGATGAAAACAATATTGTGTTAGGCGGGAATATGCGTTTAAAGGCCTGTAAAGAAGCTGGATTGAAAGAAGTGTATATTGTTAAAGCTGAGAACCTAACCGAGCAACAGAAAGACGAATTTATTGTAAAAGATAACGTAGGCTTCGGAGAGTGGGACTGGGATATGTTAGCTAACGAATGGGATACTGAAAAGTTAGACGAATGGGGTTTAGACCTGCCAGTTATTATGGAGGAACCAAGTTTAGACGAACTTATAGGAGAAGAAAAGAATAAACCTGCAACTATGAAAATTACGTTTAAAACTGTTGAACAATTACAGGAAGCAGAAAACGATATACAGGAATTAATTGATAGAAAATATAACGGAGCTTTTTATTCTATATCTGCAGGTGAAGTATGAAATTAGAAAAGGCATCAAAAAAAGCTGTACAATACGCTTGTTTAAAATTTCACTATGCCGCAGTAGTTCCTGCTCAATATATTGGATATTCAGTGTTTAATGATTTAGGAGAATGGTGCGGAGTTATATTATTTGGAGGAGGGGCTTCTGCAAATATGGGTAAGCCTTATGGTTTAAACTATGGTCAGTATTTAGAATTAACTAGGATGGCATTAAATGGGAAGCAAGAAAGTACAAGTAAGGCGATGTCTATTGCAATGAGATTAATTAAAAAAGACTGCCCTACGGTAAAGTTATTAATTTCATATTCAGATAAAGGTCAGAATCACTACGGTACAATTTATCAAGCAACCAATTGGTATTTTGTAGAAGAAAATGAAAGTAGTGGAAAAGATTATTTTTATAAAGGTAAATGGAGACACGATAGAACGTTAAATACTTACTCAAAAGAATTTTTATCAAAACTCGAAACAAGAAAAAGAAGCGGTAAAAGAAAATATTTATATCCACTTGATAAAACTTTGATATCTTTGTGTACTTCTTTAAGTAAACCATATCCAAAACAAGCGGTTGAAGTTCATAAGTTGAACAGTTCACAATCCAGTGAAAAGGTAGGCGGTGCGAATCCGACCCAACCGCTCTAATTAACGAGAATAAAACGAGATTATGGCAAGAGAAGACAATCTAAAAAAATTCAGTTCAGAATATCAACCGGCAAAAAACGGAAGACCAAAAGGCAGTAAGAACAGAAGTACAATAGCTCGTAAATGGTTAGAAGTTAATCAATCGCTTAAGAACCCATTGACAGGGGAAAGTGAAACAATGAGCCAAGAAGATTTAATGACTTTGGCTTTAATTAAAAAAGCACGTGAGGGAGATGTTTCTGCGTACAAAGCATTAATGGATTCAGGTTACGGACAACCTTTGCAACAAATTGAACAAACAATTTTAGAACAACCTTTATTCCCAGATGTAAATGAAGATTAAATCTACATCAAAAAGAAGTTTTAAAAAGATTCTAACTGCAATGATGAAACAAAGTGCATTTAAAATTAATAATAAAGAGTTTGGTTTTTATGCGGCTTCAAACTTTGATTGTGGAATTAGTTATTTAGGTTTAAAAAGTGGATATATTTACCTAACACTAAAAGTAAATGTTCAAACGGACTACTTCAATAAATAAGATTCTAGCGTTAAAAAAACGAATTAAGATCATTCAGGGAGGTACATCTGCAGGAAAGACATTCGGTATATTACCAATTCTGATAGATAAAGCAATCAGATCAGATAACTTAGAGATCTCAGTAGTTGCAGAATCAATACCACATTTGCGTCGCGGTGCATTAAAAGATTTCTTGAAAATTATGAAGTGGACGAATCGTTACATAGATTCACAGTTTAACAAATCACTTTTAAGATACGAATTTAGAAACGGATCAGTAATTGAATTTTTTAGTGCTGACGATTCATCTAAGTTAAGAGGAGCAAGACGTGACATCCTGTATATCAACGAGTGTAATAACGTAACGTTTGAAAGTTACAATGAGCTGTCTATCCGTACTAAAAAAGATATTTACCTTGACTTTAACCCTGCCAATGAGTTTTGGGTTCACAAGGAACTAAAAGACGAACCAGATGCAGATTTCATCATCCTTACCTACAAAGACAACGAAGCACTTGATCAGAGTATTGTCACACAAATAGAAAAGAACCGTGACAAAGCAGCTACGAGTTCATACTGGGCCAATTGGTGGCGAGTATATGGATTAGGAGAGGTTGGTATGCTTGAGGGGGTAATATTCGAGAACTGGAAAGAAATTGATAAATTGCCACAAGATGCACGTTTGGTTGGAATAGGACTTGACTTTGGATATACCAATGATCCAACTGCAATCATTGAGGTTTATAATTGGAACGGAAAGCGAATAGTAAACGAATTAATTTACCGGAATGGAATGCTTAACTCAGATATTGCCAAAGCACTACCGTCTGGCGTAGTTATTTATGCTGATAGTTCAGAACCGAAAAGTATTGATGAAATTAAACGCTACGGAAAGACGATTAAAGGAGTAACCAAAGGCAAAGATTCAATTAACTACGGTATTGATGTAATGCAACAACAGGAGTATTTAGTAACCAAACAAAGTACAAACCTAATCAAAGAACTTAGAGCTTACTGCTGGGATGTTGACAGGTCAGGCAATAGAGGCAGAAACCCAGCCGGTGGATTGGATCACGCCATTGATGCTTTGAGATATCACGAAATGGAAACGTTAGGCCTAAAGAAAAACTACGGTACTTATAATATTCGCTAATGGCTGAAGATTACACAAGAGCAATGTGCTATGTAGTCGAGGCTTACATACAACACCGTACAGGAAAACGGATACAAATAATCTTTAATAACCCTCAGAAGTTGCGAGTTCACTTAATAATGCTACGTGAAGCGTATAACTACGTGCAACAACAAACTAAAAAATAAGTTATATGAGTATGGATTTAAAAATAAATGTACCTACTGATCTAAGTGAAATAACGTTAAAGCGTTACCAAGCTTATATTGATATGCAGGAAAAATCCAATGATGAAGAATTTGTGGCCCAGAAGATGATTGAGATCTTTTGCGATATTCAGCTAAAGGATATTGTAAAAATCAAACTAACGTCTTTACAGGAGTTGGTTGCTCATTTCATTACTTTATTTGATGTAAAGCCTAAATTTAAGCCTACGTTTAAAATTAAGGATATGGAGTTTGGTTTTATTCCAGAACTTGAGGAAATTAGCTTTGCTGAGTACGTAGATTTAGAAAGCACTTTGAGCAGTTGGTCAACGTTTCACAGGGCGATGGCTAAACTTTACAGACCGATCACAAAAAAACACGGAGAAAAATATCAGATTGCTGAGTATAATCCAAGCCCAGAAATGGAAGAGCTTATGAAGTTTGCCCCGCTGGATGTTTGTATTGCAGCATCGCTTTTTTTTTGGAATTTAGGAAACGAATTATTGCCGGCTACCCTGAATTATTTGGAGAAGGAGATCAAGAAGAATCCGGAACTATTGAAGACTTTTCAGAAACAACTCAATTTGCCAAACGATGGGGATGGTATCAAAGCTTATATGCACTCGCTAAAGGAGATGTTACAAAGTTCGATGAGGTTGCCAAGCTCAGACTTACTAAATGCCTCACGTTTCTCACGTTTGAAAAGAAAAAAAACGAAATTGAACAAAGACAACTTGATAGATTAAGACGATGAATTACTTTACAACCATAGATACCTTAAGAGCGCACTTTGCTTCTGATCCAGTAGTTAACGAAATAACGCAAGGAGATATATTTTCTATTGACTTAAACAAGAAAACTATCTTTCCGTTGGTTCATATTATGATCAACAACTCAACTGCTGAGGAGTTCGTAATACGTTACAACATAACTATTATGGCAATGGATATAGTTGATCTAAGCAAAGCACAGGATACTGATTTGTTTTATGGTATGGATAACGAAACAGATGCACTAAACGCAATGCATTCGGTACTGATCAGAGCGTACAAGCTAATGAAAGCAGGTAGCTTATGGGATGCTAAGGTTGTAATTGAAGATACAGCCACTTTAGAGCCATTCTCAGAGCGTTTTGAGAACAATCTGGCAGGTTGGGCTATGACTTTTGATATTGTTGTTCCTAATGAAATGACTATCTGTTAATGAAAAAGACGGAAGTACAAAAGGCATTAGAAAGATTTAGAAACCACGTTGTTAGTGTTTCAAGAAGAAACTTAACTAACAATAATAAAAACGTATCTAAGAATTTATACAACTCAATTAAAGGAGATGTAAAGGCAATGCAGAACTCTTTTTCTTTGGAGTTTAGTATGGCTGATTACGGTGTTTATCAAGATCAAGGTGTCAAGGGTAAAACAAGCTCAGCAAAAGCACCTAATAGCCCTTATAAATTTGGATCCGGAAAAGGTAAGCAAGGTGGATTAACTGAAGGAATTAAGAAATGGGTAAAGCAAAAAAGATTTCAGTTTTCAGATAAAAAGACTGGAAAGTATTTGAGCTATGAATCAACCGCTTTTCTAATTACAAGAGGAATATATAACAAAGGAATTAGGCCCAGTATGTTTTTTACAAAGCCATTTGAAGCAGCTTATAAGAATTTACCGGATGAGTTGATCAAATCTTTTGCATTAGATGCAGAGCAATTATTTAACGAACAAATAGACCACATAATTAAGAAAAATGGCTAACATATTTGCAAGAAGCCCATATATCGTAACAATAAACGAAGCAGGGCAAGTAGAAACAAAGATTGAATTAAGGATATGGAATGGAACAGGATCAGCACCTACTGCTCCTCAGTATATTTTAAGTAAACTGATTCCGTCAAGTAATGCTGCGGCTACTTACTATGATGTATCACCATACATACGTGAATTTATTACTCATACTGCTTTGCAATCTCAGCCTACAACTAATGCAGCAACTTCAATACGTCAATGGTGTAATGTACAAATAAAAAAGTACAAGCGAGTAACAACAAGTTTTACTCAAGTAGGCAGTACTGAAACATATTACGCATTCGAGGGCTTTGGATATTTTGAAAATTCATACAATCCGAACTTAGGTGATATACTATTAGACCAAGGTAATTATTATTATAATCCAATTTCTAATGCAGGGTGGATTACTGTAAATACCGATTATGCAGAAAAAGTTAAATACACGAACCTTTCAACCGCTGCAACCAATACCACAACACTACCTACGGATGCAATACGTGACGTTACACGAGTTTACGCAGGTTGGGAAAGTGTAGGTAATAAGGTAGAGTTTTTAAATGCTTCTAACGCAGTTTTGTGGACTGGATATTTTTACCCAAAGACCGAATGTAAATACACGCCAGTAAGAATTGACTTCGTTAACAAGTTTGGAGCTTGGCAACGTGAGTGGTTCTTTAAAGCCAGCTACGATAATCTCAACGTAGAAAACAAAGAATATAATACGCTACCGAGTACATACCCTAATTACACTTTAACACAAGGGCAACGCAATGTGTTTAACTCAAATGGCAAGCGTACAATCAGAGTAAACACGGACTGGGTTGATGAAAGTTATTCTGAGGTAATTCAGCAAATGATGCTTAGTGAAAAGATGTTGATTGATGGTAAGGCTGCTAAGATGAACACGAAAAGCACAGAGTTATTCAAGAGCATAAACACTCATATGATTAACTACCAACTTGAATTTGAATACGCATTTGATACTATCAACTCAGTTATCTAATGGATAGAAAAGTACATTTATACGTAACTACTAAGAGGTATCAAGATGGTACGCCATCAGTAGTGAATAATTTTGCCAGCATAGTAATTGCAAATGGTGGTACTTGTGAAGCTACTGATTGTATGTTAAACTATCTTGAAGGATTAGGCGGAATCTATGGTAATTTAACAACTGCTGAAAAATTGGAGCTTTTCGATGACGAACAAATCCAAGTAACAAGCACCGTTCAAAACGTACAGGATATTTCTAAGACGTTCACTGACTTTTCGCAATCGTTTACAATTCCTGCCAATGACCACAATAATCAAATATTACAACATTTTTATCAGTCAGACGTAAACTCTTTGATTGATTACAACATCCGTTTAGATTCGTTTATTGAAATTGACTTAACGTTTTTCCGCAGGGGTAAATTACAGATTGAAAAAGCGAACCTTAAAAACGGAAGACCTGAAAGCTACTCTGTAACATTCTATGGAGATGGACGTACTTTAAAAGATTACTTTGGCGAGGACTTACTTTCTGATTTAGATTATACTAAATTCAATCACGTTTACAATGGTACTGAGATTGCAGATAGAATTTCAGACTCAACTAACTCATATGACGTAAAGTACCCGCTAATCAGTTCTAAACGCATTTGGCACTATCAATCAAACTACGTCAATGCTACAACTCCAAACTGGTTGGATATTACTTCAATCTCAGACAATAATATTTACGCAACAAGCGGAGCGGTTAAGTACAATGAGCTTTTCCCTGCATTAAGAGTTCAATCAATATTTGCTTTGATTCAAGACAAGTATGGAGTAAAATTTAACGGTACTTTCTTGGATGACGATAGATTTACTAAGCTATTCTTATATTACAAAAACAAAGGAGAGTTTGAGATTGTAGGTAGGCAACATTTGGTAGATATTTTATCCGTATCTTCTCCTTCTGGACTTTATGACCTTTCTCCTTATATAGATACCACAACTGACACTGTAACATTCACAGAATTAAACGGAGTTCTTACGCATCAACTTGAGATTGAGATTTTAACCCTTTCAACTTCTGCAACTATTTATGCTGATGTATTCCAAAACGGAAACTTATTAAACTCAGTAGAAATTAGTGCAACTGGCACTTATACTTTAGATATAGTCAATCAGACTTCTGGTTTAGATGCAGTTTACCAAGTTTATCTAAGACCTGCCGCAGCAATCAACGTAACGCATAAACTTAGGTATTCAGTTCTTTATTTGAGTAGTGGTTCTTTAGTTACTGATTCACAGTCAACAAATAATGCTGCATCAAATATGGTGCTTACACAAAGTTTAGAATCTAACGCACCTCAGATGAAGATTGCAGATTTCTTTGCAGGCATTCTCAAGGTATTTAATATGGTTTGCGTAGGTACGAGTGAAAACACGTATGAACTTGCGCCTTTAGATAATTGGTACGGACAAGGAGCGATTGTAGACATCACCAAATACACGGACATAGAAAGCATTGATGTTGCTCGTATGCCGCTTTACAAAAAGATTACGTTTAAATATCAAGATTCAGAGTGCTTCCTTAACAAGCAGTTTAGTCAAGTCTACTCAAGAGGATACGGGGATATGACATATCAGTACCCTTACGATGGTGGTGAGTATACGATTGACTTACCTTTCGAGAATATTTTACAACAGAAATTTGATGGTACTCAATTACAAGTTGGGTATGCTCTTAACAATGAGTTTGCACCATACACACCAAAGCCTATCTTGCTTTATCAGTATGACAATCAAGATTGCAACTTTAAACTATTGGTTGGTTCACACGTAACCATTACAAACTACACTCCTTTTGGTCAAGACTTAAGATATAATAACACGGATTTAACAAGCAACTTTGCACCCGAAACTTCCAGCTTGCTTTTAACCCCTATTCAACAGACGTTATTTGCTCAGTATTACTTCTCATATCTTTACAACTTATACAACCTTAAACAAAGGCTCATCACAGTTAAAACGATAATGCCAGTAGGCTTATTGACTAACCTAAAATTGAATGACCGAGTTATAATTAGGGACAAGCGTTATATCATAAACGATATGAACACGAACCTAACCAACGGAGAAGTGCAGCTATCGTTATACCTTGATTTCAGACCGATGATTAATAAAGTTCCTTTTTATATAGTTCCAGTAGGTGGAGGGGCAGTAGTTTCTGCAATCAATTTACCAAACGGAGCATCAGGTGCAACATTATCTCCATCAAGCGCAAATGTTACGGTAAGTCAAAAAAGCATAACAACAAGTCAAAACGTAACTATCACAGTAGGAACTGCATCAGCAAATACCGCTTACACTGTTGATGTAAGATACGAATACACGGATGGAAGCGCAACAACAGAAACAATAAATATAGTCGTACAATGATAAAGGAAATAATAGCAATGTTGCAAGTAGATGAATTTTACGGAGAAGGAGAATACATTGAAATTGCAAAAGGTAAATACAAATTACATACGTCTTTTAGAAAGGCGTTCAAACAAGCTAAACGAGAAATTAAAGCGATAAGAAATGGCGGAAACTAAAACAATAAAGATCAATGTAACCACTAATGCAAAAGAGGTTACTCAAGATATAAACCAAGTAACACAGGCAACTGAAAATCTTGCTACAACAAGCGAACAGGCTGGTGGCAAAATGAAAGTATTTACAGACAT